TACAATGATGACCATATCCCAAGCGATCGATCACTACACTATAGAGACTTTCAGCTCTTTATTAAAAGATTACGAAAGCGGTATCCTGGACGAAGAATACGTTATTACATGGCTGGAGAATATGGTGAAAACTTTGGCCGTCCGCATTGGCATGCCTGTATCTTTGGACTCGATTTCGATGATAAGAAATTATGGAAACGGACTACCGCTAATAGTCTCTTATATCGATCCCAAGACCTTGAATTACTCTGGCCATTTGGTTATTCCTCCATTGGAGACGTTACTTTCGAATCCGCAGCCTACGTGGCTAGATACATTATGAAAAAGGTAACGGGAAAAAACGCTAAAGAACATTACACAGAAATTGACCCTGAATCAGGGGAAATCATTACTCGTAAACCCGAGTTTACTAAAATGAGCCTTAAACCTGGTATTGGCTATGAATGGTATAAGCAATATACTTCCGATGTATATCCACACGACTATGTGATAGTTCGTGGAAAAAAAGTCAAACCTCCTAAATATTATGATAAAAAATATAAAATTGAACAACCATATGAGTTTGACGAACTGCTTTACATTAGAGAAAAAACTGCTAAACTACATTATGAAGACAATACACCAGAGCGATTGCTTGTAAAAGAGCAAGTCGCAAAGGCAAAACTTCAAAAACTTAAACGTAACCTCACTTAAGGATATTCCTCATGAAATTAGTATTATGTTCTGTTAAAGACCGAGCAGCTGATGCTTATGGTCGACCAATGTTTGTTCCGTCTGTTGGTGTCGCAATAAGGAGCTTTAGCGACGAGGTTAATCGTGCTGATGCCGATAACCAATTATTTAATCATCCGGATGACTTTGATTTATATGAGTTTGGCGAATTTGACGATAATACTGGTCAATTTGCTTTACATGATCAACCAAAACTATTATCCTTGGGAAAACAGGTAAAAATACCTAAGGAATGATTTAAATAAAACCGACTCAAAGGTATTATCTTTGGGTCGGAATATACTAGGGAGCTTAATAAAATGCATCGTAATCAATCGGTAGATATTCATCAATTTACAATGATTCCAAAAGCGGATATCCCCCGCTCTTCATTTGATTGTCAATCAACACATAAAACAACTTTCGATGCTGGTTATCTCGTACCGGTGTACGTAGATGAAATGCTCCCAGGCGATACATTTCGCCTAAACATGACGGCATTTGCCCGTTTAGCAACACCTTTGTATCCAATTATGGATAATATGCATTTAGACTCATTCTTTTTCTTTGTTCCAAATCGATTAATTTGGAGCAATTGGCAAAAATTTATGGGGCAACAAACGAATCCAGGGGATTCAATTAGTTATGTTGTACCCCAACAAGTATCACCAACTGGTGGATATGCTATAGGTTCATTACAAGATTATATGGGTTTACCCACAGTGGGACAGGTGTCTAATACTGGAACGGTATCTCACTGCGCATTCTGGCCTCGTGCGTATAACTTAATTTATAACGAATGGTTTAGGGATGAAAACCTTCAGAATTCTGTTGTTGTGGATACTGGTGATGGTCCTGATACTGTTGCTAACTATACACTTTTACGTAGAGGTAAAAGAAAAGATTATTTCACTTCTGCTTTGCCATGGCCACAAAAAGGTACTTCTGTAAGTTTACCTTTAGGTACTTCTGCTCCAGTTAATTACACTGTAACTGGTAATTATGGTCAGATTCGTAAGGCCTCTGACGGCAGTATTTCCGGTAGCCAACAAGTATTGTATGGCGGTAATTTTGGTTTTGAACAGTCTGGTTTTGGTACTGTTATTTATGATCCGAATGGAACTTTGTATGCTGACTTATCTACTGCAACTGCCGCAACAATTAATCAACTACGTCAATCCTTTCAAATCCAAAAACTTCTGGAGCGTGATGCACGCGGAGGCACTCGTTATACTGAAATTATTCGCAGTCATTTTGGTGTTGTTTCTCCTGATGCTCGCTTACAGCGTCCCGAATACATCGGGGGTGGATCGACCAATATTAATATTAATCCGATCGCTCAAACGTCAGGCACTAATGCTAGTGGAACTACTACCCCTATGGGCACACTTGCTGCTATGGGTACTGCCTTGGCTCATAATCATGGCTTTACTTACTCGAGTACTGAACATGGCGTAATTATTGGATTAGTATCAATTCGTGCTGACTTAACATACCAGCAAGGACTTGCTCGTATGTGGAGTCGTTCAACACGTTATGATTTTTATTTCCCAGCATTTGCAACCTTAGGCGAACAAGCCGTACTTAATAAGGAAATTTATGTTACAGGTACTTCTGGGGACAATAATGTATTTGGTTATCAAGAACGCTGGGCAGAATACCGATACTATCCTAGCCGCATTTCAAGTTTGTTCCGTTCTACTGCTGCTGGAACTATTGATGCCTGGCATCTTGCCCAAAAGTTCACTACTACACCTACGTTGAATACAACGTTTATACAAGATACTCCTCCAGTGAGTCGAGTAGTAGCGGTAGGATCCGCAGCTAACGGACAACAATTTATTTTTGATAGCTTTTTTGATTGTAAAAAAGCACGACCAATGCCAATGTACTCAGTACCTGGTTTAATAGATCATTTTTAATATGTTTGGTGGAATTAATCTTGGCGGTGCTGTTGGTAGTGTGCTGGGTTTTATTGGCCAGCAACAAACCAATCAAAAGCAATGGGATATGGCTCAGGCCGCCAATCAATCAAGTGCTGAACAAGCTCAAAAGCAAATGGATTTTCAAGAGCGGATGCGTTCTACGCAGTATCAAACCGCTATTGAAGATATGAAAAAATCAGGGTTAAATCCTATGCTTGCTTATCAACAAGGTGGAGCGGGTACCCCAAGCGGAGCAATGGGGCAGGTGTCCACCGCAAAAGTCGGCAATACCATTGGATCAGCTTTGCAAGGCTATCAATCCATGGCTATGAATAATGCCGATATAGAATTAAAAGATGCAACTACAAAAGGTACTACTGCATCAACAATAAAAACTGAAGCAGATACAATTAAAACTGCTGCAGAAATTGGTTATATTTTGGAAAATACAAAATTAAACACTGAACAACAACGTAATTTGCAACAAATGTTGCTTAAATTACAACAAGAGATTCAAAACCTGAAGGCTACTGAAGGTTTAACAACTGCAGCTACTGCTAAAACTAAGGCAGAAACTTCAAATATTCAAGAAGGTATTGCACCTTCTGGAGATATGCCTTGGTATCGTGACCTTAAACGGGTTATGAAAAAAGGTTTGCAAAATCCTAAGTTATTACTACCATCATTCGGAGGTAACAAATGAGTAAAAACGCTATTTTCTTACGTACACCATACAACTATGACAAAGATGCTGCGTCAAATGAGTCAGGGTTGCATTGTGAGGATGCTTCCCTGGCTCAGCAGCATTACAAAGAAGAATGTGATATTAATACTATTCTTGAAAAATTTAATGTTACTGGATTGCTACCGCAAATTCCTCTATCACCACGTTACGGGGATTTTAGCGGTATAAGTGATTACCATACCGCAATGAATAGAGTTATTGCTGCTCAAGATGAATTTGAGGCTTTGCCAGCCCAAATTAGAGCAAGATTTGATAACGATCCATCTAAATTGATTGAGTTTCTTGAGAACGAGAATAATCGACCAGAAGCCGAGGAACTTGGCCTGGTTGAAAAAGCAGCTGTTGAACCTGTTGAAGCTGCTAATACCACCCCTGAAAAGGCGGCTGAATAAGCCGTAGCACAGTTACCTTACTAGATGTAACTGTGCTAGGTGACACCAAACCTTAAAAGGAGATAAAACATGATGTATAGAAAACCTGTTAATAAACATCGTTCGGCTAAATCTTTTAGACGTAACGCAAAACGGACTAAGTCCGCTAATATGCAAAAATCTCCACAACGTGGAGGCTGGAGGCTCTAAAAAAGCCCCCAGGCACCTCACATGCCTTGCTATCACCCAATAAGTGCATATCAATGCACTGATGGCTCTATAGTTTTCTCAGAATTGAGAAAACACGATATATCACGATCTTTAAACCTGCCATGTGGTCAATGTGTAGGATGTAGATTAGAACGCTCACGACAGTGGGCTATTCGTTGCATGCACGAAGCTCAAATGCATGAAAAAAATTGTTTTATAACCCTCACCTACAATGATGACCATATCCCAAGCGATCGATCACTACACTATAGAGACTTTCAGCTCTTTATTAAAAGATTACGAAAGCGGTATCCTGGACGAAGAATACGTTATTACATGGCTGGAGAATATGGTG